TTGTGCGTCAGTACACCATCAACAATGACTCCATTCCTACCCGTTTGGACGTTCTGTATGGCTGGGCCCCTCTGTACCCTGAACTTGCTTGCCGAGTTGCAGCTTAATTAACTTTTTTAAGGAATACATATCATGGCTAATCCAGGACCAGCAACCACAGTAACTCAAGAATCATTTGCCCCAATGACCAACGTGGTCAAAGGTGGCGTGTTTTCTTTGAGTCTTACCCCCGCAGCTGTTGCCACAATCACTTGTGCCGCCCAAAACTTTGCTAGTACAGGCATTGGTTTGGTGGCTGGTGACTTTGTTTCAGTAGCTTTCAATGGCGCACAAACAGCTGGCGTGGGCGTTCTTGACGCTTATGTCTCTGCTGCCGATCAATTGACCATTCGCTTTGTAAACCCAACGGCTGCGAGCGTTACGCCCGCTGCTGGCACTTACCTTGTGTCTGTTCAGCGCCCAAGTACCTCTACAGGGTATGGTCAAACTTCTCCATTACTTTCTTGGTAATTTGAGTTAAGTTTTAAAAAAAGGCCACTCTCAAAAGGGGTGGCTTTTTCTTTATTTAGCGTTACAATTTATTCATTCTTGAAAAGGAATTATCATGCCCTCTACAACCCTAGCCCGTGGCAATGCGTTGCAAACATTTTATGTTGGCCCGTCTTTGACCCCTGCCGCCATTGCAGCGGCTACCACAGCGGCTCAGACATTTACAGTCCCAGGTCTTTTGTCAACAGATCACGTTTTAGTGGCTTGCCAAGCGGCTCAAACTGCGGGTGTTTTTATTGCTGACGCACGTTGCTCTGCTGACAACACATTAAGCATTCAATTTGGAAATGTGACTGCGGGATCGTTAACCCCTACCGCTGGCACATACATTGTGGATGTGATTCGGTTTGAAGGCCCATTACCCACAACGGCTGGTTAATCATGTCTAATACAACGGTCTTACGCCCTGTAGGGGTCACAACTGCCATTTCGGTGGGTGCAACTTCTACTACTGCAACGCAAATCAAGGCAAGCACCAATGACCAAGTTAACTACGCTTCTTTCATCAACACGGGCGCTACCTATGTTGCTGTGAGTCTTGGCGATGCTAACGTGGCTGCGGCTGTTTTGCCCGTAAGCGGTTCAACCACAGGGAACTTTGTGTTACCCGCCTCTATGACAGTTCCAATTGTCTTGGCAGTACCCGCAAGCCCTTATTACGTCTGCATGATTGGTTCAGCTGCTGGCCCGTCAATAGTTTATGTGACCCCTGTTGGCGATCAATCATAAAGAGGCTCTATGGCTGACCCTGCCAAGACAGTAGATCAAAACATTCTGCCTGTCCAGGCGCTGTTTAATTTAGACAATACCTTTAACACGTTTATCGGTCAGGGTCAGCCTTTTTACGCCACTTTAAACCCGTCCCAATCGGGACTGAGCATTACGAATAGCACAATCAATAGCACCACAATCGGTGCTTCTGTGCCATCTACGGGTGTTTTTACCAATATCCTGACGACTACGGGGCAAATCACCACTTCCCCAACTGGCAACACAGACATTGCCAATAAGTTCTATGTTGATAGCGTTGCCCAAGGGCTAAACCCCAAGCAAGCGGTTAAATGTGGCACGACTGCCTCAATCACCTTGTCGGGTTTACAGACAATCGACACTTACACCACATTGGCGGGTGATCGTGTTTTAGTCAAGAATCAAGGCACATCGTCTGAAAACGGCATTTACGTTGCGTCTACTACTGCGTGGACAAGAGCAACCGACATGGATGTGTGGGCAGAAGTGCCAGGCGCTTACACGGTGGTTGTCAGTGGCTCTGCAAATGCTAATTCAGGGTGGGTTTCCACTTCTGCAACCACAGGCACAATTAACGTCACCCCCATCACGTTTGTTCAGTTCTCAGGATCGGGAACTTACTTTGCGGGAACAGGGTTAACTTTAGCGTCTAACACGTTTTCAATCACAAACACAGGTGTGACAGCTGCGGCCTACGGGTCTGCATCTAAAACCCTGACAGCTACAGTAAATGCCCAAGGCCAACTAACTGTTTTGGCTGACACAAACATTGCCATTGCCAACACCCAAGTTTCGGGTTTGGGAACAATGTCCACTCAGAATGCCAATGCTGTGGCAATTACGGGCGGCACAATCACAGGAACGCCCATCAGCGGATCGACTGTCGGTGGCTCAACAATTACTGCGTCTGTTCAATTCGATGGCCCAGGCACAGGGTTAACAGGCACAGCAAGCGGTTTATCTATTGGTGGCAATGCAGCCACAGCGACTACTGCAACAACGGCTACAACCGCCACAACCGCAACAAACTTAGCGGGTGGTGCAGCGGGTTCAGTTCCTTATCAAAGCGCAGCCGCAACAACTGCAATGTTGGGTGCGGGGACAAACGGTCAAGTTTTAACTTTGGCAAGTGGCATCCCATCTTGGGCGACTCCCACAACAGGAACGGTCACATCAGTTAGCGGTACAGGAACAGTCTCAGGGATTTCCCTAAGTGGCACAGTTACCACATCTGGAAACCTTACTTTGGGCGGCACATTAGATTTGTCAGCGCCCCCTGCGATTGGTGGAACAACGGCTAACACGGTAAGAGGCACAACAATCACGGCAACAACTAAGTTTGTTGGCCCTTATTTTGATGCAGCAAATAGCGCTGGTGGTGCTTTGCGTAATGCGGGCGGTACGGCACAACTTCAATGGGGCGCTGGCGGTGGAAATAATTTGTCATTAGATGTTTCCACAAACATCAATGGTGCAAATGCTCAGATTGACATTAGTCCTACAGGGACGGGTCATGTCCACATGAAGCCAACAGGGACAGGCTCAATTGAGATTGCCCCGACAAACCTTGGCACAATCAATAATATGTCAATTGGTGCTACTACGGCATCAACGGCTAAATTCACCACAATTGATTTCAGCAGCACTTTGGCGGTATCGGGTTCAACAGGAACGTCAGGCCAAGTGCTTCAATCTAACGGTGCATCAGCCCCAACTTGGGTGACTCCAACGGCTTATGCTACGGTCACAGACGACACAACCACTAATGCAACCCGTTATCCCTTGTTTGCAGCCGCCACAGCGGGTAATTTAACGACTGAGTATGTCAGCTCTACCAAGTACCAATTTAACCCGTCTACAGGGCTTTTAACGGCTACAGGGTTTAGCGGTTCAGGGGCTAATCTGACAAGCATTCCAAACGCTGCTTTGGTCAACTCTAGCGTTACCATTGGTTCAACGACTATTGCTTTGGGTGCGTCATCTACCACTTTGGCGGGCTTGACTTCTGTCACATCCACAACCTTTGTGGGTGATTTGTCGGGGAATGCGACAACCGCAACAAGTGCAACAAGTGCAACAAACGCAACAAATGTGGGTGTGACCGATAACACTAGTACAAACGCAACTTATTACCCGACTTTTGTAAGCACAACAACGGGTAATTTGCCAATCACGGTTTCATCCACAAAATTAAAATACAACCCAAGCACAGGGGCGCTAACCGCTTCTCAGCTAATCATTGCACCGTAAGGAAACATCATGGGAACTTTAGTCTTTCAAGCAACGCTAGGCGGCTCTGTCAATCTGCTTGGCCCAAACATAGCGACAAACATAAACTTTACGCTACCAAGCGCTGATGGCACAAACGGTCAGGCTTTGACCACTAATGGCAGCGGTGTTTTAGCGTTCTCTACTGTTGTCTCAGCCCCTGCGGGTTCTAACACCCAAGTTCAATTCAACAACTCAGGTGCGTTTGGCGCTTCCTCTAGCTTGACATGGAACGGCTCAGTATTAACGTCAGCGGGGTTCTCAGGCCCATTGAACGGAACTGTCGGTGCTACTACGGCAAACACGGGTAACTTCACAACCCTGACCACATCAAGCACAGTCACCTTAAACGGAGGCACAGCCTCGGGGGTCACGTACCTAAACGGCTCAAAGGTTCTGACAAGTGGCTCTGCGCTTACTTTTGATGGGACTAACTTAGGTATTGGGACTACTAGCCCTGACGCAAAACTTGATGTGACATCTGCGGGTACTGCATCAACTTACACAGTAAGCGCAGTTATTCAAGATGGCACATACCCCGCAAGCGGATACCCAACACTTGAATTTAATGGATTTATTGGTGGTAATGGGTATCGTTCTGGCATTGGCTCTATTGGCGGTCAACAACTTGCTTTCTATACGCCTAGCACCTATGGCGTTGCACCCACTAGACAAATGACACTAAACGAAAGCGGGAATCTAGGGCTTGGTGTTACACCAAGTGCTTGGGGAAGTGGCTCAAAAGGATTTCAAGTTTTGAAGGGTGGTTTGTGGCACGACAACTCACAGTATTTTTCTTTAGTAAACAATGCCTATTACGATGGCACAAACTGGAAATATATTAGCAGTGCCGCCTCATCACAAATCGTACAAATACTCGGAGAATCACGTTTTTATAACGCCGCATCAGGCACAGCAGGAAACAACGTCACTTACACCCAAGCAATGACGCTAGATGCGTCTGGGAATTTGAGTATTGGGACAACAACTATTACAAGTGGTGCTGGATGGACTCCAAAACTTGTTTTGTCTGATGCTACTGCCCCTGCATTGATTGTTAGAGGGGCTAATTCCCAAGAAGGTTCTATCGGTTGTAACAATGGAGTGTTTATTGATTCTTTAGGAAATACAACTGGAACAAACAATAACATTATTTTTAGAAATACATCTACAAACTCTAGTTTTACTGCATCAGAACGAGCCAGAATTACGTCAGATGGGAATTTGCTTGTGGGGAAAACATCTGCAAGCCTCGGTGCAAATGGTTTTGAAGGCTCGGCTGATGGAACTGTAAGCTCTACATTGTCGGCAAGTACAAGTGCAACTTCTACTTATAACGCCTATTCATCAGGTGTAGGTGCTTTCCGTTTTTATGTAGATATGGGCGGTACTGTTCACGCTACTTCAATTGTAATTACTGCCATTTCTGACCAACGACTCAAAGAAAATGTAAGAGATATTGAGACAGGTCTTGATTCAATCATGGCATTGAAACCAAGACGTTTTGATTGGAAAGAAGGCAAAGGTCAAGACAAAAAAAATGTGGCTGGTTTTATTGCTCAAGAGTTTGAAACTGTATTTCCAGAGTGTGTTAGCACATCTAAAGCTGGTGCAGATGGTATTGAATACAAGAACATCAACCATGAAACATTGATTCCTACTCTTGTCAAAGCTATCCAAGAACTCAAAGCAGAATTCGATGCCTACAAAGCATCACACCCCTAATCTTTAAAAGGAAAAATCATGGCTACATGGACAATTACTCAACTTGACCGCAAAACAGCAGATGGCTTTGTAACGACTGCACATTGGACTTGCACAGCAGTAGATGGAGAACACTCAGCATCCATCTATTCAACTTGTGGTTGGTCAGATGGAACAGTCAATGTCCCTTATGCGGATTTGACAGAAGCAACAGTTTTAACTTGGGTCTGGGAAACAGTTGATAAAACTGCGACTGAAGCGGCTCTAGCGGCTCAGATTGAAGCTAAGAAGAATCCTGTTACTGCTTCTGGAAAGCCTTGGTAATGATTTACCAATGGTCAATCACAGGGACTCAAGCCCAAGATGGCTTGATTCTTTGTGCCAAATATCATGTGACCGCAAAGGAAGATGACTTATCTGTTGAGACAGAGGGTTATTGGACTTTTGACAGTCCCAAACTATCAACTCCTTTTGACCAAGTGACAGAGGAAATGATTGTTGCTTGGATTGAAAAAGAGACTATGCGAGATGGCAATTGCGTCATAAAATCTAGGCTCAAAGAACAATTAGATTCTCTGAGCAAAGGCCAGTTCACGCCCCCGCCCTGGCAGCCTCAGACTTTCACCGTGGAAATGTAAGGAAACACTATGGCTGTGCCTTTTGACATTGTTAGCCGAGCGCTAAAAGACATTGGCGCATTGGAATCTGGTGAAACTCCGACTCCAGACGCAGCGCTTGATGCGTTTGAAATGCTGAACGACATAATTGACCAATGGTCAAACGAAAACATGATGGTTTTCAATGTCACAGAAATCATTTGCCCCGTCATTTCAGGACAAACCCAATACACGATTGGCCCTAACCCATCGACTCAAAACTTTATTGGTGCGTCTTTCACAGGCTCAATTGCGGGAAATATCCTGACGGTGACTGCCATTGCTTCAGGCGCTATTGCCCAAGGGCAAACCCTAAGTGGCACAGGCATCACAGCGGGAACAAAGATCACGCAGTTTTTGACGGGTGCGGGTGGCAACATTAACGAAACAGGCACTTACCAACTAAACATTTCTCAAACGGTTGCATCTACAACAATCACGGGTTATTACCAAAAGCCTTTGAACATTGATTCAGCATTTGTCAGGGTCAACACAACATCCAACGGTCAACCGATTACAGGCGGTGGGCTTGATTACCCAATGTCGGTTTTGGAATTGCACAGTTATCAAATGATTGGTTTAAAGACGCTAAGTGGCCCGTGGCCCAAGGCGGTTTACTTTAACCCAGGCGCTGATTCGGGCAATCTATTTATTTGGCCTAGTCCATCCCAAGGCGAAATGCACTTGTTTGCAAATACATTGTTCAGCCGCTATGACTCAATGTATGAGGACATAGCCCTACCACAAGGCTATTCAATGGCTCTTAGATGGTGTTTAGCAGAGCGTTTGATGCCCATGTATGGCAAAGCCTCTCCAACGCAAATAGCGATGATTCAGCAGTTTGCAGGGCAAGCCAAAGCAACGCTGAAGCGCACAAACATGAGTCCGCTGCAAGTGTCACGTTATCCTGATGCGCTGCTTGTTAATAAAGCGAAAGATGCCGGCTGGATCCTCACCGGAGGTTTTATTTAAATGCAGATTGATCAAGAAAAAGCAGAACAAAAACGCATTTATATGCGTGAATATGCTCGCCAACGCAGAGCTGCTGACCCTGCTTTTCTTGAAAGATGCCGTGAACATGGTCGTAAGTCCCGTGAAAAACGGATTGATCGTGCTTTACAAGAAAATGCCCAATGGAAAGCAAGCAATAAAGACAAAATTTCTGAATACAACAAAAATTACTCTAAACAAAATTTAGAGAAAATAAATTGTAAAAGAAGCGAAGCAAACAAAGTAAAACGTAAAACTAATCCAATTTTTGTAATTAAAGCAAGATTGCGTAATCGTGTTTGGTCAATGTTAAGAAACAAAAAAAAATCAGCAACGACAGAAAAAATGCTTGGTTGTTCTTATGAATTCTTTAAAACATATATTGAGCAAAAATTCCCTGAAAACATGGGATGGCATAACATGGGTGAGTGGCACATTGACCACATCAAACCATTAGCATCATTTGATTTAAACAATGTTAAAGAACAAGCAATTGCTTTTCATTACACTAATCACCAGCCATTGTGGGCAAAAGATAACATTGCCAAAGGCGCAAAAATAATTGAGGTGATATATGCCTGATTTTGGATTTGTGGGATCGGCTTATGAAGCACCTTCAATTTATCAAGATGCTCAAGAACTAATAAATTTTTTCCCAGAGATTGATCCAACTAAGCAACCTGGTGAGCGTGGAATAGTTGCGCTTTACCCAACGCCAGGCTTAACGGTCAAAGCAGTTTTCCCCAACCAACAAGAGGTTCGTGGGCTTCACGCTGTCTCAGGCGGTGAGCAGCTGATTGCGGTGTGTGGGCCTTACGTCTATGCTTTGACAGCTAACCTTGTCCCCTCTGTGATCGGTCAGCTTAATTCAAGTTCTGGAATAGTGCGGATTACCGACAACGGCATCAATGTTTACATTGTGGACGGTGCTTATCGTTACACATGGTACATATCAAGCCCCGCAGCAGCTGTGTTCACGGGTTCTACTACTGCAACAACATTGACCGTGACAAGCGTTTCTAGCGGAACAATTGCCATCAATCAGTCTTTGTATGGCATTGGGGTATTGCCTGAAACCGTAATTACTGCGCTTGGCACAGGCACAGGCGGGACGGGTACATACACGATTAACAGAAGTCAAACCGTGGCTTCAGGGACTTTAAATTCTGCAACCGTTGGTGCGGTGGTGACTGCAACGATTGCGGGAACAGTAATGACTGTTTCTGCGGTTGCATCAGGTGAACTGCACGTTGGTCAGACCGTTCAAGGCGTTGGCGTAACCATTGACACAATTATCACGGCCTTGGGTACGGGAACGGGTGGAATTGGAACTTACACGTTAAGCGTAGCAAGTACGGTAGCCGTTGGCGTGACCATGTTTGGCATTAACTTTTCTGTTTTGCCCTCTAGTGACGGTGCTTTTAGCGGTGCAAACACGGTGGATGTGATTGACAATTACATTGTCTATAACAACCCAACAACTCAGGAATGGGGATCGACTGACCTTTTATCGCCTATTTCGCCACAAACAAGTTACTCTTTAAAAGACGGTGCGCCTGACGATTTAGTGGCTTTGATCGTTGATCACCGTGAAGTGTATTTGATGGGTGAAATTTCGTCTGAGGTTTGGACTGATGTGGGAACTGTACCGTTTCCATTTCAAAGGATTCCTGGCACATCTACCCAACACGGCATTGCAGCGCCCTTTTCCCTTTATCGACTTGGTAATTCGTTTGCGTATGTTTCACGCAACAACCGTGGTCAAGCGCAGATCATGCAAATGCAAGGGTACATCCCACAAAGGATTTCTACCCATGCGGTTGAGAACACATTAGCCAATCAAAATGTTGATGACGCATTAGCGTGGACTTATCAGCTAGAAGGCCATGAAGTTTATGTGGTGACGTTTCCATCATTGAACTTAACGTGGGCTTATGACGCAACCACTCAACTGTGGCACAAGTGGCTTTACACAACTAATGACAACGAATATCAACGTCACCGAGGGAACTGCTGCGCTACGTTTCAGGGTTTGGTGATTATTGGCGACTATTCAAACGGCAAACTGTATCAATTGGATAAAACCAATTACACAGACGATGGTCAGAACGTCCGCAGATTGCGTAGAGCGCCTCACTTGGTGACTGAGTTTCAGAGGCAATATTTTGATGAATTGCAAATTCAATTTCAGCCAGGCGTGGGGACTACGGGTTTGTCTAATGCTTTACAAGCAATTAACTTGCAAAGTCCTTACTACATAACTCCAACAGGAACTCTTACAATTGGGGCATTGGAGACTGTTTATTTGGGTGAGTTTTCTACAATCAATGCAAACACACCGACAACTTATCCACAGGCCATGTTGCGATGGTCAAATGATGGTGGGTCTACTTGGTCAAATGAGCATTGGACGGGCGTTGGTCAGCTTGGCAGATATAAAAATCGTGCTATTTGGCGCAGATTAGGGACAGCCCGTGATCGGATTTTTGAAGTGGTGGTGACTGATCCTGTGAACTTTGTCATCATTTCAGCAAACCTTAAAGTACAAGGGGCAGATAACTAATGGCTACTTCAGGACTATCTAGTACACAGCAAGTTAACCCTTATCCACAAGCGCAGTTTTTGGATGGGGCAACTAACCGTCCATCACGTTCATGGCAGCAGTTTTTTCTTAACTTGTTGAATTTTAGTTCTGCCACAACTGCCACAGCGGGATCGGCAACGCTACCCGCTAACCCTGAAGGTTTTATAAATGTTACCGTCAATGGTAAGGCTTACAAAGTGCCTTACTACAATGTTTGAGAAAGTTTAAGTCATGGACAACACAATAAATTCATTGGTTTCTAAAACTGTTGGTTACACAGATCAACAGGTTAAGGACTATTTGGCGGCTAATCCAAACTTAAATGATGCCCAAATTTTTGCGGCTATGAGGCAATTTGGTGTATCGCCCGCACAAATGGCAAGCGCTACGGGACTTTCATTAAAAGATATTATTGCAAGACTTTCGCCACTTCTTCCTCAAAATGAAGCTGTATTGCTTGGCGACACATGGTTGCAAGCACAATACAGAATGGATGGTTCTGGTGAAAACCAACAAATTGGCCCGCTTGAACAAATATTTGTTTCTAAAACTACAGGCGGTGTAGGTGATAAGCAACCCGTTGGAACACCCGTTGATCAATACAGTCCTACTGGTGATTTCTTAGGAACATTTAAAACTGAAAAAGAAAAGTCATTTTTTGGCGGTTTAGTAGATGCGTTCAAAGACCCAGTAGTTTTAGCGGCTATTGGAGGCGCTGCCGCAAGTGGTTTATTAGGTGGGGTAGGGACATTAGGAACTGCCGCAGGGACAACAGGGGCAGCAGCAGGGACGGGTAGTTCTGCCCTTGGTTCACTTGGCACATTGGGAACAGCGGAAACTGCAGCGGGTTTAATGGGTACAGGCACAGGACTTACAGCTGCGGGTGCGGGCGGTCTTGGCGGTTTAACTGGTGCGGCAGGGCTTGGTGGCAGTTTGGGAAGTGGTTTAACAGCTGCGGGTGCGGGTGGACTTGGTGGCGCAGCGGGTGCAGCTGGTTTAAGTGGTAGCTTGGGTGCGGGTCTAACAGCTGCGGGCGGTTTGGCAGCGGGTAATTCATTGTTGGGCGGTGCAGCCCTTGGTTCAACTTTAGGCAGTCTTGGAACGGGTGTTCTAGGCTCTGCTGCGGGTTCTGCTTTAGGTTCAACAGCTGGTTCTGCTTTAGGCTCAACATTAGCGGGAACTGCGGGTTCTGCATTGGGAACAAGTTTAGCCACAGGATTAGGTTTGTCTGCTCTTGGCAATTTAGCGGGAACTGGCGCAAACGCTGCTGCTATTTCAGATGCAAGAAATTTGATTAACCAATACGGCACACAAGCGGGAACTACTTTAACCAATGCTTACGGTGATGCTAGAGGCTTAAATACGGCTAACACAGCAGCGTTAGGTGCTAATTATGGAAACCTAAACACCGCTTTAGGAAATGCACTAAATGCCCAAACGGGTCTTTATGGACAAACTAGCGCCAATTTAGGTAGCAATTACGCAAACACTCAAGGTGGTTTGCAAAATTTGTATAACCAACAAGTTGGCTTTCAGCAACCTTACCAAAATGTTGGTCAAGCGGGTGCTGCGGGACTTGCTGCCAATATGCCTTATTTAACTCGCCAGTTTGGTGCGTCAGATTTAAATGAACAATTAGCCCCTAACTACGCATTCCAACTGCAACAGGGTCAAATGGCTAACCAAAGAGCAGCCAACATGGGCGGTGGTAGCTTGGGCGGTAATGCCTTGCAAGGTTTACAACGATACACCCAAGACTATGCAAGCGGTGCGTATCAAAATGCGTTTAATAACTTTAATACGCAACGTCAAAACATTTACAGCAATTTGTCGGGCATGGCGGGAATTGGCAATACTTCTGCGGCTCAATTGGCGGGGCTTGGTAACACGCTAGGTGGCAATTTAGGCTCATTGTCATCTAACTATGGTGGCAATATGATTTCTGGCATGGGTCAATTGCAAGGCGCTTATAACCAATATGGAAGCAACTTGACGGGCGCTGGCAATGCTTATGGTGGAAACCTTACAACGGGTGCGGGTCAGGGTATAAATGCCGCTAACGTCTATGGATTGAATGCCGCTAACCTGGCAACGGGTATCGGTTCAGCATTGGCAAGCAACGCCACAGCGGGTGGTGCAAACACATCAACTGCTTTAAGCAACCTTGGTAACACGGCTTTGCTTGGCTCTTTGATCAAAGCGACATAAGGATAAATCATGGCTGACTTTCAAATGAACGTAAATTACCCAAAACCCCAACAAACAAGCCTTGGGGATATGTTGGGCATGGCTACTGGAGTGCAAAACTACCAACAAGCACAGCAAATGAATCCTTTGGCTTTGGAAAAGGCTCAGATTGAAAACCAAGTTTTGCGTCAGAAAAATGATGAGCGTTTAAAACTTCAAGAATTTACAAGCAATCCTGATAATTGGCAGACCAACGGTCGCATTGACATGGACAAACTTAATTCTGTCATTCCAAAGATTGCCCCTTTGACGGGTTCTGATGTGATCAGTTCATTTAGCGGATTGCATAAAAGTCAAACCGATGCTACAAAAGCCAAAAATGCCATGACGCAAGATATGCGCCAAATTGTTGGTGGACGTTTGGGCATCTTGGGACGTATGGGGATTGACGATCCTAAAACCATTATTGGTGAATTGGATCGTCTTAAAAAAGAAAACCCAGATAGCCGTGAAGTGCATGATTTGATTGAGGCTTACAAATACCCATTAAGCCAAGCAACCCGTGGCCCTAATGTTGTCAAAGACTTGATTGCACAGGAACAATCTTTGTTGTCACCAGCGCAAAAAGAAACTGCATTGACCCCAAGCATTAGCACAACAGCGCAAGGTCAAACAATACTTACGCAGCCTAGCGTGGCGGGTTCTGCGCCTACAGCTACCATTGGCGTAGCGGGTGGTTTGCAAAACACGCCTGGTCAGCCTGGTGCTGTTGGCGGTCAAAGACCTACAGTTGGCAGTTTGCCATTGCCTTACCCCGTTAGAAGCGCCTCACAGCCCTATGCGCCAGAGCCAACAGAAGCGGCAGACCAAGCGTCAGGACAGGGCTACCGCACACGTTTAATTGAGGCTCAAGGTACTTTGCCACAAAGCCGAAGGAATGTTGAGGAAGTTATTAAGCAAGCCACAGGCATTGGTGAAAACCTTAAATTCCCTAGCGGTGGTGTTTTAGGCCGATTAGAACAAAAAGTGCTTATGGCTTTAAAAAGCGATGAATACGATATGCTTGCCAAAGATTTGGCTAACATGGCCTTGTCCAATACAAAAGCGATGGGTGGCGTTGGTAATACCGTGGCGGGCTTGGATATGCAAGCGGTGGCTAACGGTACAGTTAAAGTGCCAACTAACGTCTTGATCAACATTGCCCGTAGGGTTCAGGCCGATCAGACTAATATTGATATGCAAGCCAATGGCGCACAAAAGTTTGCACAGCAATATGGCGACAACAACATTAAGGCTTATCAGCAATTGTGGAATGCCAACGCTGATACCAAGATTTTTGAAGTTATGAACATTTACAAAGACATAACTGACCCAACTAAACGCAAGTTTGAGATTGAAAAACTGCTTGGAAGTGACCCCGTAAAGCGTCAAGAGTTTTACAATAAGTATCAGAACATTAAGAAATTGTCTGAAACTGGAGGTTTGTGATGGATGAACTTGGCGCACTCATTTTAGGCAAAGCGCCTGAATCTACTGCTTCCCCCAAAAAATTAACTACAGGTTCACCAAAAACGCAGTCTGAACGTGACCAAGAAGCATTGAAAATTATTCAAGGCGAACTTGCAAACGTGCAAAATCAGTTAACCAAAACAACTGATCCACAACAAAAAAGGCGCTTGCAAAGTGATGTAGATTCTTTGCTGAATGAAATTTCACGAAAGTCTAAAACACCACTAGCGCCCAAACAAACGCAGCAAGCCCCCCAAGATGAATTAGGGGCAATGATTCTTGGCAAACAAGCGCAGCCAGCGCAGCCAAGTCAGCCAAGCCAACAAACACAGCCAAGTCAACCCGTTCAACAAACCCAACCAAGCACATTGAGTGGTGAAGTTAAACCGCTTGCTGGGCCAAAACTTGAAGGAACGTCATTAGGCCGTATGGCGGGTAACTTCTTAGGTCAAGTTCAAGAGGCTAAACGTGGTTTTGGTGAACGGGTAGCGGGTGGAATAGACACGTTGTATGGCGTTGTCCCTGCCATTTATGGTGCGGGTGTTCAGGCTTTGGCTAGAACAGCAAACACCCCTCAAGAGGCCGAGCGTATTGGTCAACAAGCTGCCGCCACTATTGACAAGCCCTTGGGCAAAGCGTTTGGCATAACAGGCAAACAAACATATCAGCAGCCTTTGGGCGGTGTTACAGAGCCGATTGCCAAAGAAGCAAACCGAATGTTCAATCAATTGGGCATGACTCCTGAGCAAATTTCTGAAAAACTTGGCATTCCCGCTGAAGATATTAGAAATATGGTTGTCATTGGTTCTATGGCTTTGCCACAGGCCGTGAAAGAAACCGTCCCTGTTGTTAAACAAGTTGGTCAAACCGTGGCTGCACCATTTCGTGAAGCGGCAGCAGAACTGCAAGTTCAACGCCCAACTGCGGCTGCTGACTTACAAGCACAGTTTGCTGCCAAACAGGCCCCTGCGCCTGGAAGCGTTGGCGCAGCTGGTGTGCAAAACAACCCATTTGCGGGCAAGTTTACGGGCGAGGAATACGGTGGAAGCGAAACTTTCCCACAATTAAAATTAGCAAAAATCCCCAAAGATGTGCCTGTTCCTGAACAACAATTGCGTTCACAACTGTTTCAAGAGGTATTGCCTGGCGTTAAGCCCCGAATGGGTGTTGTGACGGGTAACGACAATCTATTGAGGAATGAACACGCCTTGGCGGGCATGGCAGAGCCATCACCACTTGGCCTAAGAATGAAAGAGCAAATTGCCAACGAACAAATTGGTTTGTCTAAGTTTGCTGAAGATCGGGTAAATGCTACGGGCGCATCAAAGAGTTTGATCAATGACGAACAACGTGGTCAGCGCATCAATGACGTTATGTATGGCGCTGCACCTGATGACATTTCGCCATCAAGCATTACGGGTTACTTCAACCAATCTAAAAAGCAAATTTACGATTCTGCTTTTGACAAAGTTGGTAACAACAAAATCAACACGACTCACGCTGATGAATTGTTTGCTGATCCACAAACAAGATCAACATTTAAAGCTGCTGGCACTTTAAATCTTTTGGAAAGCGCCCAAGAGTTAATTGATTTAGCTAGAACAGCAGGGTTTAAATTGCCTGATGGAACTGTTGCACCGCCTGGTTCTGTTGCTGCTTATGATGCAGTTCGTAAACATTTTAATAGTCCAACAATTTGGAATCGTGACAGGGCTGGCTCTATTCGTGAGATAAATGGCGCAATTGATAGAGACATTGCAGCTGTTGCTGATCCCGCCCTTTATAAACTTGGCGATAAAATTCACAAATTAGAAAAATCTATATTTGAATCTCCAGGAATCAAAAAACTTTTTGGTGAAGTTGATCAGAATGGTGTGCTGACTTCTGCAACGCCATTGGAGAAAATCCCATCCAAGCTAAACAATCTGCCTAAAGATCAATGGCGGCACGTTAGAGACACTTTGAACGACTTAGCCAATGGTCGGGTACGCAATGCCCCTGAAGGCTTGCCGCCTGTGCCTGATGAACTGCGTCAATATGCCAAATCTGCGGTTGCTGAGATTGATGGCGCTTTGGCCCGTGAAGTTTATACAGCTGGCGCTAAAAATGTTGGTGAATGGAGTTCCAAAAAAGCCAACAATGTTTTAAATTCTGTTGTTGGACAAAAGATTCTTGAAACATTCCCGCCTGATGAAGTTAGAAGATTTCACGCATTAAATTATGTTGGTCAATACACACCCGCTTTGAAATATGAGGGTGCAGCGCTTCAAGGTAGAAGGGTTGGATTGATTGAAAAAGGTTTGCCTGGCTTTGGTGGAACTGTTGGGGCTACAGTTGGTGGATATATTGGAGAAAGCCCTATTGCTGCGGCTGGTGGTGCATACATTGGTAAAGAAATTGGTACAAAATTGCAAGCTGGCAAGATTGCCAGAGAAGAAGCCAAAGCAGTCAAAAAAATGGAAAAAGAACAAAAGAAAGCCGCTGAACTTGGCACTAAACTTTCAGACGTAGGTAAACCCCAAAAACCCGTAAAAATTGATTTGCGTGGCATGGGCAACAAGGAATAAATATGGCAGTCAATCTTTCCCCCATTGGTAACGGTTTTCAATTCTTTACCAACACAGGCATTCCCCTTAACGGTGGGTATATTTATACCTACCAAGCGGGTTCAAGCACTCCCCTAGCGACTTACACCACTTCAGCGGGTACGATTTCTAATACCAATCCTATTCAGTTGGGGACAAGTGGACGGCCTCCACAAGAAATTTGGTTGACTGAAGGCTTTTCTTACAAGTTCATTTTGACCGACTCTGCCAACGTGCAGATTGCCACTTACGACAACCTTTATGGCATCTTGGGGACTAGCGCAGCTGTCACCCCAATTCCATCAGGTGCGATTGTGATGTGGTCAGGCTCTATTGGTTCTATTCCTGCGGGCTACTACCTTTGCGATGGTCAAAATGGCACACCCAACTTGAAAGATCGTTTTGTGGTGGGTGCGGGTAATACTTACGCTGTGGGCAATACAGGGGGCTTTACGTCCGCTGCCACAAGTTCGGGTGGCACAAACTTGCCGCTTTACTATGCCCTTGCGTTTATACAGAAGTCTTGATATGTCTGACATTGATTTGGTCAAATACGGGGTTCTTTGGCAAAAAGTTGAATCAATGGAAGCCAAAATTGACAAAATGGAAA